ATCACGGTGCCGACGTAGATCACCACCACGAGGATCAGGAAGCGCGCCCAGGTGGCGCGCGTGGCTGAGTGAAGGTCCTGCTGGGTGGTGCTGGGTTGCTGGCGGAACATGGCCCCTCCGTTGGGAACGGATGGGAGACTATAGGTATGCCGATATCTTTGTCAATAGGCATGCCGATAAGCCATGGCGCCGCGAGCTATTCGTGGTGTCCTGCGGAGTGTTTCGAGGCCGCGCTAGGCCTTATTGGCCAGTGGAGTGCGGCAATGCGGGCAGATCTCGGCCTTCTTGTGGATGCGCTCTTTGCAATGGGGGCACGGCACGCGATCGCCGGAGGAGAGCAAGGCGAAAAGGATGCCGAATGGGCCGAGCACCAGACCTATCAGAAAACCAGATCCTGCCTCGCCTTTGCGGCTGCCGATCGCGGCGGCGATAACGGCACAGATGATCCAGAGCAGTGCGATCTCCATGGCATGCGCACCTTAACGCTTTTTATCGGCCCTCGTCCAGCGTTCGCCGAGCTTGTAGTCTGCCACCGGCTGCGCGGCGATGTTGGCGAGGACCGTGTTCATGCTCTCGGCGGCTATGTCCTGCTGCACGTCGTCCTTAAGCGTGGCGGCGTATCTGATTGTCATGCGCCACTTGGGTGTCGCGGCACGGTAGCTCGCGAGCAATTCTCGCTCGTCGTCGCTCAGTGCCTCGGCTTCGCCATATTCGATCGGCAACTTGCCGGTCACCAGCCACTCAGGCCGCACTTTCAAAGCATCACATATCGAGATGAGCGTGGAACCGCTGATTTCCTTCGTCTCGCCGGTCTCGAGCTCGGAAATGGAGGGTTGGGCCAGGCCAGTCTTTTGAGCGAGTTCCTGCTGTCGCATCCTGCGCAAAGTCCAGCGCGCGTGCTTCAAGCGAGGGCCGAGACCGCTGAGTTGAAGCTTAGTCATGCCGATATGGTGCGGTAGCGCGGCATCGGATTGCCTATTGACAGAAAAATCGGCATGCCGATAATGTCGCCAGATGACCAAGCAGGAAGCGATCGATTTTTTCGGCACGCAGGTCGCGCTCGCCAAGGCGCTCGACATCACGCAGTCCTCGGTGGCCGAGTGGGGTGCGTACCCGCCGGAGCCCCGCCAGCTGCAACTGCAGCGGGTGACGGCCGGAAAACTGATCGCGGAAGCCGACGTGCTCGCCAAGTACGGTGTGTCGCAGGTAAGCCAGCAAGAGGCGGCGTGAAGCGCATACCGCCATTCTCTTTTTTTGCCCGCTCGCTGTCCTTGCGAACGGTTGCGAATTTTTCGTGGAGGTTCGTATGAGCCAGCAAGAGCAGCTTTTCTACGAAGACATCTACGAAGCGCTGCGCGCTGCCGTCCAGGCTGCTGGCGGCGCCAAGGTAGTAGGTCCGAGACTGTGGCCCGCGAAGCCGGTATCGGAGGCGCAGCGCGCGCTCCTCGATGCGTTGAACCGCGACCGCGAGCGCAAGCTAGATCCAGAAGAGCAACTAGCGGTCCTTCGCCTGGCGCGGGACGCTGGCTTCCACGGCGGCGTCCGGTTCATCTGCGAGCAGTTGGGCTACACGATTCCGTCGCCGCTCGACCCGAAGGACGAGCTCGCCGAGCTGCAGCGTCGCTTCATTGACGCGGCGGGATCTGTGCAGGCGATCGGCGAGCGCATCGAGCGGCTGACCAAGTCTCCTCTGCTGTCGGTGAAGTAGCCCCGTGATCTACGAGTACCACTTGGGCGATCCGGTGCAAACCCCTACAGGGCGGCCCGCGGAGGTGATCGGTGTTCTGCAGGACGGGCGGCTCAATCTGCAATACGCCGACCGGGAGGGCGGTGACGTGGTCCTGATGCCGGACAAGGTCAGGATCGTCCGCCGAGCGACGCGCCGGTGGCCGCAGCACGGCGGTCGGGCTCCCTGATCCATGGCCACCCTCGACCGAGCGCTCGAGCAGATGCTCGGGGCGGGGATGCCCCTCCCGCCGCACGGCCAGCTCGTCGCCGACGGGCGGATCCACCGCTACGACAAGAAGGCGCGCGCCTGGTATGTGCTGCACGAGTACCTCGCGCGCAATCGGCAGCGCTATGTCTCCGGCGCGTTCGGGCTGTGGGGGCTGATCGAGTCGACGAAGATCGAGAGCGACTGGGCCGGGGTCGATCCCGAGGAGGCCGACCGGCTGCGGCGCTCGCAGCAGGAGATCGAGGCGCGAGAGCGCGAGAAGCGCGGCGCCCGGGCCCGCTTCGCCGCCAACCGCGCGCGGTCGCAATGGAACGGCGCGCGCGCGGTGCTGAAGGCGGGCGAGATGTGCCCGTACCTGCAGCGAAAGGGCGTCGAGCACGACCAGGGCCTGCGTTATTTCACCGACGGCACGCTGGTAGTGCCGATGGTGCACTACGACGTCACCGAGGAGCAGGAGCAGGACGCGAACTACAAGGGGCCGCTGCGCCTGGTCGGCCTGCAGAAGATCTCGCCCGACGGCACGAAGCGCTTCAACAAGGGCATGTGGAAGGAGGGCGCCGCGTGCCGGCTCGGCAGGAAGCCGAAGGACGGCGACGTGCTGCTCGTCGCCGAAGGCGTGGCGACAGCGCTTTCGATCCGCCAGGCGCTCGAGCGCGCGTATCCCGTGTTCGTGGCGTTCGACGCCTACAACCTGGTGCCGGTGGCGAGGATCCTGCGCGCGCTCTATCCGAAGTCGCCGATCATGGTGTGCGCCGACGACGATCACCAGACCGAGGGCAATCCCGGCGTGACGATGGCGAAGCGCGCCACGCAGGCGGTCGGTGCGCTCGTGTGCGCGCCGACGTTCACCGAGGGCCGCGACGCGAAGTGGACCGACTTCAACGACCTGCACGCCGGCGAAGGCCTCGACCAGGTGCGCGCGCAGGTCGGGGCGGTGATCGCGATGGCGCGCGCGGGCTCTGCCACCCCACCCGAGGCGGCTGCGCCGAAGGGCGGGAAGGGCGGCGATGGCGACGAGCCCGACTGGGAGCTGCACGGTACGCTGCTCAAGCGCTTCACGCAGGTCTATCCCTCGGATGAGGCCTACGACGGCTTCATCGAGCGCCTGGTCAAGGTCGAGCACATGCGTCTCATGTTCGGCCGCAGGCCGGTGAATATGTGGCTCGCCTCGCGCAAGAAGCGCGTGGTGCTGAAAGAGCGCGTCGTGTTCGACCCGACGCAATCGGTGGACCCCGAGACGCACGTCAACCTGTTTCGCGGACTCGCGCTCGAGCCTTCGGGCGAGGGCCGGTGCGATCGGCTGATCGAGCTGCTGTTCTACCTCTGCGGCGAGGACCAGGTGGTGTTCGACTGGGTGCTGAAGTGGCTCGCCTACCCGCTGCAGCACGTCGGGGCGAAGATGCACTCGGCGGTGGTGATGCACGGCGATCCGGGCGCCGGCAAGAACCTCTTCTTCACGGCGATCGGCGAGATCTACGGCGATCACGCGACGGTGATCTCCAACATGCAGCTGGAGAGCCAGTTCAACGACTGGCTGTCGGCCAAGCTCTTCCTGGTGGCGAACGAGGTCGTCGCGCGCCGCGAGCTGCGCCACCAGGTGGGCTACCTATTGAACCTGGTCACAGAGCCTGGCATCTGGATCAACCCGAAGGGGATCGGCATCCGTTGGGAGGCGAACCACGCGAACCTCGTCTTCTTTTCCAACGAGCTCGAGCCGCTGCACGTCAGCCCGAAGGACCGCCGCTACATGGTGATCAAGACGCCCGGGCCGCGCGACAAGGCGTACTACGACGCCGTCGTCGCCGAGCTGCGCGCCGGCGGCGCAGCCGCTTTGTTCCAGCACCTGCGCGAAATCGAGCTCGGCGATTTCGGCGTGCAGACGAGGCCGATCGACACGCAGGCCAAGCGCGACCTGGTCGAGATCGGCATGCCGGCCTCGCAGCTTTACTGGCGCGATCTCAAGGACGGCACGCTCGGCTTGCCGTACTGCCCGGCGCTCGCGACCGACGTGTACCAGGGCTATCTGACCTGGTGCCGGCGCAACGGCGAAAAGATGCCCGAGCGCATCAACCGCTTCGTGCCGAGCTTCATGGGCCTGAACGGGGTGAAGCGCGTCGATGCGCGCGTGGGCGACCCGGAGAAACCGCGCGATCTCGCCGTGGCGCCCGAGGACAAGCAACGCAAGCGTCGCGTGCTGCTCATGGGCGAGCCCGCGGCGAACGAAGAGGACGAGCGCCTGCGGCGCCTGCGCGGCCTGGTGGAGTTCCGCAAGGCGTTGCACGAGTTCGTGAGCGACGACGGTTTCGGCGGTTTCGTGGCTGGAAGCGGCAGCTTCGGCGCGTGGGGTCGCGGCGGGGCGGCGTGAGCCGGTTTTTGGCGAGGGTGGCGAGGGCCTGGGCGACAGTGGCGAGGGCTGTGGAGAACTACACCATGCGATTGATCGAAAACGGAAAACTGCCAGATTGGCGAGGGTGGCGAGGGTCTTGCGCGCATACACGCGTGCGAGCGCGCGTGCCTGCCTGCGTGCACGCAGACAGGCGCGCCTGCGCCCACGCGTTCGCGCGCGCACGTCCCTCTCCACTGTCTCCACCCTCACCAGAGGAAGAGAAATCAGCAGGTTACGGTGGCGAGGGTGCGGCGAGGGTGGCGAGGGCTGTGGATAACAACGACTTCCAGGGGGTGGCGCATGTCTGAGGCGGTGTTTCGGAGCGCGCACGGCGCGCTGATGTTCGCTCTCAACTTCACGCACGGCACGCTGAAGAGATCCGTTCTCGTAGGGATGATTGGAAGCGGCGGTAACGGCCGAGGCCTCTGCGGCCTGGATGGCGCCGCGCAAGCCGGCATGATCCGCGCGGAGCTGGAGAAGCTCGCCATGCCCAGGCGCATGATCCTGGTCGCGCGCTACGTGGCCGCCACCATCCCCTGTGATTGCGGGCGCAGCTGCTGCAGCAGGATCAGGGAAAACGCCGAGTGGTCCGAGGCGGTGAATTACCTGAGCGAGTACGTGCTGCACGAGGGGCTGACCGGAACGGTGTCGCACTATCGCCTACGCCGCACGCTGGTGATGCGCTACTTCGGGCAGAAGGTGTACCTGGTCGCGATGGCCGAGCAATGCGGGGTGGGCAAGAACACGGCCAGCGCCTACAACCAGAAGATCACCGAGCGCTTTCGCCAGGAGGAGCGGCTGGCGAACTACGAGATCGAGGGCCTGCTCAAGGCCACGGGTGTGATGGGGGGCGCGGCGGTCGCCGCTTGACACTAGGAAAAAAACGCCCATAATCCTGCGCTAATCGCTACTTTCAGAACTGTTCCCCGAGCCCGCCATCGTGCGGGCTCTTTCGTTTCCGCCTTGCCCGCTGCTCCTCCTAGGTAGGCGAGGTCTTCGCCGCGCGCATCCAGCGCGGCTCTTTACAAAAAATCGCGGGTCCTTCCCGGAGATTTTCCCAAGCGCACGGGACGAGCGCGATTCTCATCTAGTCACTGGTGACCTCCGGGGTGGTCGCTCCGGAGTGGTCAAGTGACCGCCGAGGTGGTCATCATGGAAGAGTGGATGAGCTTGCGGGCCTACGCTCGCCACCGCGACGTGACGCTCTCGGCCGTGCAGAAGGCGATCGAGTCGCGGCGGGTGAAGGCGATCAAGGAAGAGGGCGGCCGGATCATCGGCATCGAGAAGTACCAGGCCGACGCGCAGTGGGCGGCGAACACCGACGCGGTCGAGGCCGCGCGCAGCGGCACGTTCCTGGAGAAGCCAGCAGCTGCAGCTGGGGACGGTGTCGTTGGGCAGAGCGGCGGCAATGGGTCGCAGGGCGGGGACAAGTCGCCGGTACCAGAGCAGGCCTGGAAAACGGGTGACGAGGGGAACTTTCTCGCTGCGCGAGTGAAAGAAGCGGAACTCAGGGGTGACTTACTCGAGCTCGACAAGCTCGAGCGCATCGGCGAGCTGCTACCGCGGGCGGAGGTGCGACGGATTTTCTCGGAGATCTTTGCCCAGTTGAAGAGCGCGGCGTTCCGTATCCCGGATCGCAAAGCGCAGGCGATCGCCGGCGAGACCGACCCGGTCCGCATCCACCGGCTACTGAGCGACGAGCTGAGGCAGGTCTTCGATGAATTCTCCCATCAACTTGACGTATCTACTGCCGGAGTGGTTGACGACTCCGCAGTGGCTGGAGAGCGCCCGCCAGTTCTGCAATAGCGTCGCCGCGCGCGCGCTTGCGCCGGATCCTGATCTCACGATTTCACAGTGGGCGGATAAGAACCGGCGCCTGTCGTCGAAGGCTTCGGCCGAGCCGGGTCAGTGGCTGACGGCGCGCACGCCGTATCTGCGCGAGATCATGGACGCGATGACGCCGTCGCACCCGTGCACGGATGGCGATTTCATCAAGGGTACCCAGATCGGCGGGTCGGAAGCGATCTACAACATCATCGGCTACTGCGCCGATCAGGTACCGTGCCCGGTAATGCTGGTGATGCCGACGACGGACACCGGCAAACGGGTGTCCAAGCAGCGCATCCAGCCGATGATCGACGAGACGCCGGCGCTGCAGTCGAAGTTTTCCGAGGCGAAGTCGCGGAGCTCCTCGAACACGGTCCTGATGAAGGACTTCCCCGGCGGCGTGTTCGTAATCAGCGGGGCGAACAGCGGTCCTGGTCTGCGCAACATGCCGATGCGGGTGGTGCTGCAGGACGAGGTGGATGCCTTTCCGGATGACGTAGACGGCGAGGGCGATCCGTGCGTGGTGGCCGACAAGCGCACCGACCAGTTCGGGCGCGGCAAGCGCTTCAAATGCTCCACGCCGAAGATCAAAGGCAAGTCGCGCATCACCAGGCGCTACGAAGGCGGCAGCCGCGGGCGCTACCACGTGGCGTGCCCGCATTGCGATCACCTGCAATGGCTGCGCTGGCCGCAGATCCGCTGGGTGATGGTGCGCCGGCGTGAGATCACGTGCGCCGGTTGCGGCGGGATCTCCGAGGTTGACCTCGGCGCCGCCGGCGAGCACGCCTGTCAGCATTGCAAGGCCCTGGTGCAGCTGGGGCCCGAGAACGCGCGCGACGTCGACACGGACGAAGTCGACCGTGCCTGGTACGAATGCGAAGCCTGCGGGCTCGAGATCCAGGAGCACCACAAGACGGCGATGATGGAAGAGTGGCCCGCCGGTCGCGCGCGCCACATCCACGAGCAGCCCGGGCCCGGCGAGGTCCTGGCGGACGACGACCAGGACCCGCACGCGATCTGGGCGATGGTGCGCGGCGAACTCAAGCGCTACCGGCCGCGCTACACGCGATCGCTCAGCTGGCACGTGTCGGCGCTGTATTCGCCGCTGGGCTGGTTCTCCTGGGTGAAGGCGGTCAAGCAGTATATGGAGGCGAAAAAGGGCGGCTACGACGACGAGAGCGGCGAGTCGCTCGAGCAGGTGTTCTACAACACTGTCCTGGGCGAGGCGTACGACATCCCGGGCGAGCAGCCGAAGGTCAACCTGATACGGCAGCGCTGCGAGCCCTACCAGCTTGGCCAAGTGCAGGTGGGCGGCCTGGTGCTGCACGCCGGCGTCGACGTCCAGGGCGACCGGCTCGAGGTCGAGGTCGACGCTTTCGGCGATGGCGAGGAGTGCTGGGTCGTCGATTTCCAGGTGATCGCCGGCGATCCGTCAAAGCACGGGCCCGGCTCGGTGTGGGAGGAACTGGAGAAGCTGCGCGACAAGGCCTATCCGCACGCCGGCGGGCAGACCCTGCGCATCCTGTCGATGGCGGTGGATTCCGGCTACCTGACGCAGGACGTGTACGACCACTGCCGGCGCAACGCGCACCGGCGCGTGTTCGCGACCAAGGGCGACGACGGCGCGGCCGGCAAGCCGGTGCTGGCGCGGCCGAACTGGGTGGACATCAACTACCGCGGCAAGAAGATCAAGCGCGGCGTGCAGCTGTGGCACATCGGCACCGATACCTGCAAGGAGCGGCTGTACAGACGTCTGGACCTGGAGATCCCGGGCCCGGGCTACCAGCATTTCCCTCGGGCGCTGCATGCGGAGTACTTCGACCAGCTGACGGCGGAGAAGGTGATCCGGCGCATGGTGCGCGGCCAGGAGCGCCGGGAGTGGGTCAAGACCCGTGAACGCAATGAAGCGCTCGATCTGAAGATCCTGTGCTACGCCGCCGCGATCTACGGCGGCCTGCAGCGCCAGAACTGGGCGCAGCTGCGGCAATTGATCAATCCGGAGCAACAGGACCTGTTCGCGGCGCGCAAATCGGCACGAAGTGGCGCCGTCCCGGCGGAAGCGCGCGCTGAAGCGCAATCAGAAGCACCCGACGACGAGATGCCCGCCGCGATACCGCAGGCACCCCCGATGCGGCCGCCGGCCGCGCGTCAACGCCGCGGCGGTTTCGTCAAGAACTGGTGAGAACGGAGAGACGCATGGACCAGCCGCTCGACAAGAAGGAAATCCACTACCCCGACTCGAACCACATCGGGAAATTCAGCGTCCTGCACGAAGCGCTGAGCGACGGGCGCAATGCGCCGTGGCTGAAAGCGCTCTTCGGGTTGTGCGTGGTGCTCGACACGCAGGAGGACGAATCCGGCCGCGGCAAGCAGTACATCTGCGCGAGCGAGCTGTTCGAGCCGCTGCGCGATGGCGAAGAGATCCCGAAGTACCGCATCGAGATGGCGCCGCTGTGCAGGTTCGCGGACGAGTTCCTGGAATCGCGCCGGAAGGACAGCGGGCAGTTCAGCTTCGCCGCCGTGCGCAACACCATCGTTCGCGTGCCGGCGGTCCAGGTCAAGCACATCGCACGGCAAGTCCACTAGGAGGCGACATGGAGAAAACCGAACTGCCCGTGCCGTTCGAGGGCGCGACGCACCGCCTCGCTTCCGGCGAGCCGGTGAAGGCCACGCAGTGGAAAAAGGACGGCGACCATGCTGGCGTGGTGCGCTATCCCATCGAGCGGCGGGAGTTCAAGGGGCTGCTCGTGGTGGACGAGAAGCACAAGCTCGCCCTGCGATTCGGCGACTGGATCATCGAGGATGCGAAGGGGCGTGCGTGGCTCACGCCTGACGACTCGAAGCTCACCAAGCTGGAGGCCGCGTGATTGACACCCTGCTGAACGTCCTGGGCTTCCTGTGTTTCCAGCTGCGGGGCGGCGAGACCGGGCTGCCGTTCCTGGTCTTCGGCGTGACGCACCTGATGTATTACTCCGCGCTGCTCGGGCAGTGGACGGGCCTCGCGAACGGGGTGTTCGATCTGGACACCGACACGATGAAGTTGGCGGCGGCGACGAACACCTATACGGTGAATCAGGACACGCACGACTTCTTCGATGACATAACGAACGAAGTCACCGGCACAAACTACACCGCCGGCGGTGCGACCCTGGGCAGCGTGACGGTGTCGCGCTCGACGACCACGGTCACTTTCGACTCGGCCGACGTGGTGTGGACGCAGTCTGGCGCGGGTTTCTCGAACGGGCGCAAATTCCCGCTCTACCGCTCGACCGGCTCCGCGGCGACTTCGCGCCTGTACAGCGTGGTCACCGCGGACGCGGACGTGGGCAACGTGACGGGCGACCTGACCATCGCGTGGAACGCGAGCGGCATCGCCACCTGGTCGACGACCTGAGGCGCGGTACCAGGCGGCGACCGGGGCGACGGGTTCAGTGCGAACCTGTTCGTGCATGTGCCTCCCGGCGGGATGGAGGTATCGCAATCCTTGGGTGTGACGTGTCCGCGCCGAAGGGCGCGTAGGGGCGTGGACATGGAGGCTTTTCCTTTTCAGCGGCGCGCCGGTGTTGCATCGCCGCCCGGCGCCGGACTGCAGCACGTCAGGTCGAGACGCGTCTGGTGCCGGCATAGCGCGTTTCAGCGCGCCGCGCTTCACCGCAATGCGCCGCCGTATGGCAGAAGCCGACGGCTCCTGGATTGGCATGCGCGGCGGGTTCTTGACTGGCACGCGCTGTTCTCGCCGCGGCTCGGCTGGTACGCGGCGGTCACGCACGTCGGCACCACGGTGTCCGGCACGCTCGGGACGACGAGTTGCACAGTCACGATCCACGCCAGCACGCAGACGGGCGATGACCTGTATTGCCAAGTCGCCGTCAACGAGAATGCCAGCAACGCGGTCCAGGTCACCGTCACGGATGACGACTCCGGCGGCAACACCTGGACGCAGGAGCAACGCGGCACGAACGGCAATTCGTTCCTGTTCTGGAAGAAAGCTACTTCCGGGTCGGCAAGCAAGACGGTCACGGTAGCGAACGCCGAGAACTCGGTTTGCAGCCTGGTCGCGGTGTACCGGGGCGGCGCCGCCGGAGATCCGACGACCAACCTCAGTTTTGAGGCGAATATCTCTGGCAATGAGAGCCACGCCGGGTTCACGCCGGCGAACGCGGGCTCGATGATCTGCCTGGCGGTGTTCAACTACACCAACGACCTCGTGACCGCCGGGCAGACGTGCACCGATCCCGGGGCGCTGACGGAGCGGGGGGACGCAACCTCCACGGGAGGCGCGGACTGCCAGGCGAGCCACGCCTCTGCCC